AATAGCAATAGCAATAGCAATAGCAATAGTAGCAATAACAGTGCCATCAGCTTCAACGATATTGATTATGTCCAGACCGAAACTGGTGTGTCCCAAGTCCATGCACCCAAGAATGTCGACACGTTGGAGGCTATCAGCGCCATCAAACATCAACAAAGAAAGGCAGAAGAAGAGGATGACAATGACAACGTAAAGCTGAGCATATCCGACCAACCTTTCTTATTGGATAACCTGGATGTCCACACCATCGGCGAACCGTCCATCGAATTGTTTCCTGATTTAGAGGATGTTGAAGTGTTGGAGGATTAAACAAACAATGCAATGCGTCCAATCTGCGACTGGATTGTTCTTTGAATAGTTTAGATAACCGTCCCCCTCCCAAACTTATCCGTCAACGATGTTGTCCGAGATTAGCATATTTATGGCCGCATTTATTGTTTCTGCAGTGTTTCTGTTGGCCAAATTTCTCGAAATGCGCATGATAGAAAAGGAGAGCAAACCACTCAAGTTTCTCATTCGTGACACCTTGGTCGTCTACTTCAGTGTCTTGGTAGCCAACTTCCTTGCTGGCCAATTGCGTCAAATGGCGTCGTCAAACAAACCCCATGTGACGCCCGTCTTCACTGACAATCCGGGCTTTTAACGACCTGTCCAAACTTTTACCACCATTTTGGGAACGGTGCCCTTCCTAAAATCCTCTATATATTGGTCATATGTGTAACCCCATGTATGGTATGTCATGATGTTACCTAACAACGACCGTTGATGCAACGCCCTCAGAGATTCGCTTGTAAAAATGCAGCCGAATATTCGCTCCAAGCAACATCGGTCTGCTCGGCAACGAACTGCAGACAACAGGTTTGAAATGTGGTATTTGCGGTCAATTTGCTCCAAGAACTTCAAGTTAATATAGGATTGCACACCAAAACATCCGTACCATTTGGTCGATGTAGGCATTCCTAATCCTAACAGAGTATTCTCCATCATCAACTTGCTTTGGATTGCAGGATAGTTGGTCAAATGCCTCACGATACGTAATGTGTTCGTGACGTTCTCCTTGTCGGCATAAAAGTTCCAGAGTGGCAATACGGATGTGCCATTCCGTACAAACTTTTCGAATCCGATTCGACGGTGGAAAAACACACTGTCGTGTAGAATCACTGCGTTATTGAAGAACTTGTGTTTCAAATAATAATAATATGGTAACAGCTCTCCTCGTTTTGGGAATTCTGATTGGATGATTTTCACATTAGAATAATTGAATTCTGGCTTCACATAGGTATAATCACTGTTGTCGTCTATCACGACAATCCGCTTCGTGGGGTAGTACACGCGCAACAATTTCACACACTGATTCCAGTAGTTGTTGGTTTTTTCAGAGTTCACATGCCGCGATATGATGAACCCATAATCATTGTCGGTCATACTTTCTTCTAATATATACCAATAAATAAAAAAAATATTTGTATATATTTTACCCCCATTGTATCTTATGCATCCTTCATTTAGAAGCGTTCTTTTACACGTAGCATGGTATTTGGTCAATGTTTATTACGTCATCGTTGTTCTTCACAGTTCCCGTAAAGCGAGCAAATGCATCGAACTCCGGTCTCTCTAATTGAGCTTGCGGAGTATGATTGTGCACACATCGAGCAATCATTTTATACAGTTTGAACTCGGGATATCTATCCGTTCCATTGTTCTTGTAGAGCATGTTGATACCCTTGTCGTTTAGACACCATTCAATGATAATACGCTTCGCCGTACCCGCCAATTTGGTCAAGTCTTTGAGTTCCTCGAAATCGTCCACCACGTAGTCAAACATTGAACAAGCGAGGCGACACAAATCGAAACTGGGATTCGGTTCCAATCTTGGCTTTCTCTCGTCGAAATATGGCTCGGTGTTGTATTGTGTCGATGCATCCCCACCCGACTGGAAACTATCGCTGCAGAAAATCTTGCCCTCGAACTTGTAAATGCTGCGACCAAAATCAATGATTTTAAACAACCTTCCATATGTGGGCACCTTGTAATACTTTTTCTTGTAGCAATAGTACAGATACTTTTTGTCGGTTTGATTGTACATCACGTTGTTTGTGTGCAAATCATTGTGTGTAAACTGAAACACCTTTTGATACGCAATGAGTATCATGATGACTTGCATCAATGCTGACAACCATTCGTCGTTGCTAAGCTCGTTGTCCAAAATAAGATTGTCGAACGTGTCTTCACAACACTCCATGGCAATGACCTGCACAGGAAACGTTGGAATCGTGGCCAAAATTTCTTCCTCTTCGTCTTCTTCTTCGTCTTCTTCGTCGTCTTCTTCGTCGTCTTCTTCGTCGTCTTCTTCGTCGTCTTCCTCGCCGCCCTCTTCTTGCCCTTTTTCTCGTAATTCTTCCTTACCTTCGGTTTCATCCCCACATGCTCCACCACATCCGTCATACTCGTCCAAATCCAAATCGCTATCATTCGTGTAAGAAGAACGCGACGAGCAGGTGGAGGAGGAGCGGAGCGTCATCGATTGGTTGCTGAGCAGGTTGGCATGCGTCAGGTCTACGAGCTCCCCATCGTCCTCCAGGTTGACGACGTCTGTATCGTCAAAGACATTCTCGAACATCGCATTGTCTAACGAGGCTAGTGAAGCCAGACTGATGTCGTCCCCAATGCAAAGAGGTTTCAATTTTCGCGGAAGTTCCTGGAACAAGTGCCCGTAATCGTCTACTTTGAAGAGGGTACCTTTGTTTTTGTTGAAGAAATCAGACGTGTTCAAGTAATCGATGTCGTCAAACACATTGACCTTGAATTCGTTTTTCAGTGCTAGGTACGAACCATAATACTCCACTCCATGGATGAACTTGTGTGCACTGCGCAACTGACTGGAGAGAAACAAAAACAACCCATCAACATACGCTGCATTATTCGTGTCCAAAAACTTTGAGTTGCAGTTATCCAACGTGGAATGTACGCTGGGAAGGGCAAACAGCTGAGGATTGTTGATATCATATTTTCCAATCATGTATTTGTAGGGGTCCAACAAGGGCGCCATTTTGAAAAACACCTCTTTGGTCTTGACTTTGTTGGTATCAGCATTCTTCAGTTTGCAATGAAATAAATTGTCGTTGCCTTCCTCTACTCTCTCCTCTACCCCAGAGAGGAACCATTTGTTATTGAAATTGATTCCATTGTAATTGGTGTCGTTCAATCCAAAAAAACGGGTGTAAATAGGAATGTAGTTTTGGGGTTTAGAGAGAAATAGTGAAATTGGTTCTTCCAATCGCTTAAACAATTCCACATTCTTTCTTTTCTGATAATGAATCTTGAACGGTTCTGTTGTCGTCATCGACCTTGTATCTTTTAGCTAATTAGAATATAAATTAACCGTCTTTTTAACTTATTATTTTTGCATATATTCTTCACACAGGCAGGTTGTTCTAAAGGAGTGAACTATTGTCATTGCCTTCTTTTTCTCTCTATCGGCGTTTGAAACAAAATAAAATTCTTTTATAAAATAGTAATACACACTCTACTTACATCGGCATGAGTTTAGAGCTTCGCAAATTCGATATGAAGGGTATCCAATTCAAATCTACTGAAAACAAAGGACCCGTCGTCGTGTTGATTGGAAAGCGTGACACCGGAAAGAGTTTCTTGGTGCGCGACCTTCTCTATTACCAACAAGACATCCCCATTGGCACCGTCATTTCCGGCACGGAAGAGGGCAACGGATTTTACGGCAAAATGGTGCCGCGTTTGTTCATTCACAATGAGTACAATTCTGCCATCATTGAGAACATCTTGAAACGCCAACGAAGTGTCTTGCATCAGGTCAAGAAAGAAATGGAGACATACAAAAGATGCAATATCGACCCACGAGCGTTTGTCATTCTTGATGATTGTCTCTACGACAACACGTGGTCACGCGACAAGCTCATGCGTTTGCTCTTCCTCAACGGAAGGCATTGGAAAGTCATGTTAGTCATCACAATGCAATATCCTTTAGGTATTCCTCCCACTCTGAGAACTAACATAGACTATGTGTTCATTCTCCGTGAGAACTATATATCGAATAGAAAACGCATTTACGAAAATTATGCAGGTATGTTCCCCACGTTTGAGGCTTTTTGTCAGGTCATGGACCAATGTACAGAGAATTACGAGTGCTTGGTCATTAACAACAATTCCAAATCCAACAAGCTATATGACCAGGTCTTCTGGTACAAAGCCGACAACCACAACGATTTCCGATTGGGTTCGAAAGAATTCTGGGAATTGTCCAAGGGATTGCCAGACCAAGAGCAAGAGGAACAGTATGACCCATCCAATGCGAAGAAACGTGGAGCGGGACCTAAAATCAGTGTGAAAAAGACAACGAGATGGTAAAATTATAGACACCTGCTGCTTTTATTTTGCCTTCTTCACATAAGAATGAAGACAAAATAAATGATATAATCATAATTGTTTACAAAGCAAATCAGCTCCAATTGTTGGTATGTAAAATTTCGTCGATATGGAATTTGTTTTGTTTGCAATTAATTTGATGATACTTTTTACAGTTTATAGTGTCTTGGTCAATTGTAAGTCCAAATGATTCTTCGCACATTCTTATTAAATCAGAATTACTACAATTTTCCACATAGCAAATGGTCTTGAAAATCTTACATGCAACAAATAGTAGTTTTTCGTATTCTATTCTATTGTTTATAACCTGGTTTAATTCCTTTAAATTGAATGTTTTTGGTAGCAATGCTGTGTATTCAATATTAGCATAACCGTATATCTCTGCCATTTTCTTTGAAACATAACACATCATGTCGTTTCGCGTCAAGTAAATGTTTTTGAGTTTATTGACCACGCTTGCAATAGTATTAAAATATGATAGTGAATGTATGTCCTTTGTATAATCCAATGTCCATTTAAAAACAAATTTGTTAAAATTTTTATATTCAGCATAATCAATAAATTGTGTTAAAAATTCATTCGTATTGTCACCATTAAATTCTATAAATTCATTTATTTTGTTTTTGAGTATACCTTTTTGCATGTCAAACGAGTCTTTGTAATCATTAAATATTTCACTTAATGCCAAAACATTTGGAGCATATTTCTGCAAAATATCAATTAAGACCGTTGAACCGGTCCTTTGGCCAGATATAAGACAAAAAACCTCTACCGGTTCTTTTAATTGATATGGTTTATCCTTCAACACTTTTTGAAGATACTCACAACTCAATAATTCGTGGTTGTTGTCCACGTAAACTGTGAACTGTTTGTTGCTTATCAGTCTATCCACCAAAAAAATGTCCAATACATTCTTGTCCCAATTTAATATATAGTTTTTATCACATTTCAAAATACTATATCTTAGTTCGTCGTCGTTATTAATTTGTTTGAAATAGCGGTTTCGTGCTGTTTGTTTACAATGACGAATCCATAGTGTATAGTGTGCCTTATCAATTCTGTCAAAATAAGGCAATTCGCAATGTTTCTGACAGTTATCATGCAGAAATGTGAAGAGCGTTTTTATATTCAAATAGCCATAAAACTTCCAAAGATATTCTTCTATTTGTTTGCCCATTAATTCCAACCACTTGTTTTTATTGTTTATTATCTCAATATATTGAGTAATGAGTAGCTCAATGTTGTCATTGTACAATACTGTTTTGAAATTATCTTTCACGAGTTTGCAATTTGTAACCGCTAGATATCCTTTTGAAACCGTTTCAAATATTCTATTCGACAAGTACTTTTCGTCGTGACTATTTCCTTGTAATGGAAGAAGTGCTTTGATTCCATAACGTTCGTCAATGTACTCAAATGTGTTACTGATATGATTTGTAATGTCATAGTTGAATTTCTCGAAATGTATATTGGAATATGTTTTTTGGATTTCTCTGATATATTTTGAAGTTTTTGTATCTAAATTGAAAATTCTTCCCTTCAAAAGAAACTGTTCACCATTTTTTGCAAACACTTCAATCAGTCGAAGTATCACATCAATATTTAAATCCCAAATACTACCAAAATAGCAAAAGTAAGATTTTGTGACATTTTTTTCATAATGAAGCGTGAGTTCCTTGTTTATATCGTAAACATTTCTATATAGATTGGCTGCAAACCATGGCAAACAGATTGCTCTGTTTCTTTTGCAACTTTCAAAGTAACTTAAATCATAAAGACCTTTGCGACATGTGATGATTATATAGCGCTGACTTTTACGTATGTGTTCATAATTATCAAAAAAAGTATTTAATTGTGTGTCAGTAATATAATTGTTATCTGGGGCATCCAAATGGATAATGTAGAAAGCATTTTTCGGCAATTCGTACTCTTTGGAAGCATGGCATGGTGAAATAAATATCACTGTGTTTTCTGGAGGAACTGATTCTTCCACTTCACCAATTGTTTCTGCCCAAACAACATTTAAATTCGGGTAGTAATGAATAAAGAATTCAACATACATTTTATGAATATAATGGTGTGTATGATGGTCTGACTTCTTGAAATCCAAAACAACAACACGTTTAATTTGATAACGTGTAAATGTCACATATTTTGTGACATCCCAATTCCAGACATTCGCTTTTGATTTTATGTCACTGCTTTCTTCGTTTGCAATGATTAAATCTTCTTCTGCAACGAAACACTTGTATTTTTCGTATAAACTCATCAGCATGATATCAATTGGTGCCACAATGTTTTTTTCAAAGTTTATAATGGTTTCAAACACCGAATGATTTAGCAAGATGGCGTGTGTACCCCAAGTCTGATAGTTAGGACGACTAAAGTACAAATTGAACTTTTTGGCAGGTTGAAATAAAGACGAACACGTGTGTATCTCTTTAACAACGTGAAACTTGTCAAAATTGCCTTGTTTTTTCCCAAGATAAACCAAGTCCCATTTGTTGTCAAGTGATGACAATTTCAATGGAAATTCAGAAGCAAATGTATTTGACATGATGAAGTCTCCTTCGAGGATCATGATTCTTCTGAAGTTATTGTTCATGGCGTCTTTTATAACTTGAATATGAGATAGCAAGCAACCCAAAGCACCAATTGGAAAATTATGTATTACGAAATCTCTTTCCATTGATTTGCAAATTTCATTGTAAACTGTTTTTAAATAGAATGATTCAGATGGATAAATTGCATCGACAAATTTGTAGTTGATTAAACCTGCACGCATTAGTTGCGCTATGCAACCCTCTTTATCAATGACGTACTCTTTTTTAATGATTATGTAAATTCTATCTATATATTCCATATAATATATATAGATTCTTAGATTATAATATTTCCAAAAAAAATACTTAATGAGTAAAAAGTTCTATTAAATATGAGCATATACAATAACAATGCGTGCGCAATCGGGGTAGCCATTCCGTGTTTTTGTGACCATGTTCCACTGTTGCTGCAACTTTTGTATTCTATTGAGGCACAAACGCGCTTGCCGGACCGCGTGGTCGTCAGTTGTTCGTCCACTGTTGGGTCCGTACAAACCCCACAATATAGCTTCCCATTGACAATCATCGTCACCGAAGACAAGAAAAACGCTGCACAAAACCGTAACATCGCCATCAACCACTTAATGGATATGGATTACGTTACCTTCATGGATGCGGACGATATCATGCATCCGCAGCGGTTGGAAATCATTGCCAATGTATTGGATTACACAGGATGTGACATAGTATTGCATCATTTCTTGACTGATTTGCACGTCTTTGAACGCATTGACCACATTGCAATGAGGGTCAACCAACTGACTCAATGCATGAGCGGATGTATCCGTCATGTGGACTTATATCGATACCAGAACGAACGCATTCATCATGCACAGTCTACTGTCTCACAACGCGTACTAGATGCAGTGCGTTACCCAGAGGAAGAGGAATACTACAGCAAAGAGGATTGCGTATTTTGTTGGCGCGTGTTGGGTCTTGATTTCGTGACCAATGCCTATATCGCAAACGGTCTCTCATTCTACAAACCAAGTGGTACCCAAGTACGTGATGAAAAGGTTGGATTATCATCATAATATGTTGATACTGAGAGGATATTTTAGGAAGCAATAATTGCGCCACGTAGTTGGGAAGAAATTGTTCAGCTCACACCATTCAAACAGGAATTTACCATTGCTTGCGATAGCAGGTAGTCTCTCCCACACACCCATTTCGAAATGAAACACCAAGTTCATGATACCCATCTCATTCGTCCTGCAAATAGGATACCGGTTCATGGCATCGATGAGCCGCTGTTTGTTACACCGGTGTATCAATGATGTATCATACATCCACATGCAATTGAGCATATGATTGCTGTCCATAATCTTCTCTCCAAAATCAGTTAACAACCGTTCCAAAATCTCTTTGTTTTCGAAATCTAGCTGGTGACGGAAGATGTCCTGAGGACGGTCATACAATTGAGCCCCGTCTATAGGAGCCAACAACTTGCCCCGGCAGTCCAAACCCAAGAGGCTGTCATGCACATTGTCCAACACACGCAACCCTGCATCCAGGAAGACGACCCTATCCCATTGCATGAAGTAGTCGTCGAATACATGCAGCTTTTCCCATTGATTCAGTTTGTACAATTCTCTCTTGTCGCTGTTCGTGAATCCAGATGGTCCGATTTGCTCAAGCAGATACGTCTTGTTGATGGATGGAAATTTCGTCTCTTGGACGTTGTATTCTCTCTTGTATCCCTCCTCGAGAACCAATTCGTCCAAAGCAATCAATATTATATCGCCATCCCATTTGCCCATGCTACGCAGGTCTTGTATGGTCACCGTGGCCTTCGAAAAGTATGCACTGTCGCTCACGAGTACAAAAGCAGTTTTCATTTCTCGATATATTTAATACTTAAATGTTGTGTAAAATTCTCTAAGTATTAATTTGGGGGTTTTGTATTTTTTGTTTATTGCACTTTGCTCATTTTATTGCTTCCTATTCCTTTTTCGCAAAGGGACCGGAGAGCAACTGACTTTGTCCGTAGTCAGACTTGCCTATCACCACGTTCTCTCCATCAAAGAGCTCCTTGCAAATGTCCGCGGTAGAGATGTTCTCCTTCTCACCTAAGGCAAACTCATGGGTGTTCACATTGTTGACACCAATCAAGTTGCCGTTCTCGTCGATGCTTTGAGATAACGTGTTGCCAGACTTTTCTGCGTTCTTGATGTTCTCCTCAATGGCCTTCTGTTTGGTCTCCTTGACACGTTGCTCGAAAGCGGTCTTGGCATTGGACTCATTCTTTTGCTTCTCGTGCATCAATTGGTTGAGCTCCTCTTCCATGTATTCCACACGCCCCGTCTTGTATGCCTCTGGGTCCCATGGCATCCACATGCCGACTGGTCCGACCATGATGTCGTGGTTGGGGTCAATCTCCCGCAGCATTTTGCATCTGAGTTCAGCCTCCTCCTGAGTGGGGTACACACCACGCACCTTGAGGCCGCGGGTGCTGGTTTGGAAACTGTGTTGGATGTCAAACTTCTTCTGCAATTCCTCCTCGTGGTTGTCCAAAAAGGTCTTGTAGTCATCATCCAACGTACCCTTGGTCAAATTCTCTTTCTCCTCTTGCACGAAGTCCTTGAAGTCCTTGTTGACGTCCTCAAAGGAGATATTGTATTTGAAAGAGATGAAGTTCAGGAACTGAAGGAACTTTTCCATGGATTTGTTGAACTCCCAGTTCTTTAGGAACTCTTCGAAGTAAAACATTTCCTTCTGCTTTAGGAGCTTTTCTGGGGAGCAAAATGACATACACACAAATTTCTGACCGGCAATCGGCTTGTCCTCTTCCAGTAAATCGACGTAGGTTGCATTGGGTTTGCCATTGGCTTGTTGCTTTCTTTCGAAGCCTCCCTTTTTTGCTTGTTTAGATTTAGAACTCTCCATTGATAATTAATTGAACTATTAATTTTTAAGTTTTTTATCGCACAAATTATTTTTTCTTGGTATTTAATATAAATGAACAGTTTGTTTAACGTTAGTGAGTTGATTAAGAGAATTATCAAATATCTGGTGGAGGGTTTGATGGTTGCCATTGCCGCCTTTGCTATTCCTAAACGTTCCTTGAATGTTGACGAAATTTTTGCCATTGCCCTCACTGCCGCTGCCACATTCAGTATCTTGGATACCTATGTGCCTGCCATGGGAGTCAGTGCACGTTCTGGAGCAGGCCTGGGTATTGGTCTCAACATGGTCAAATTCCCTGGTGGGTTTTAAGGCATCCTTTAAATAGTCAATAATTATTATATGTTGTTACATATAATAAACAACATGGCCCCGAGAACATCTCGACGACGAGTGCATAAAAGCAAGAGCAAAAGACCGGCCAAGAAAAGTAGGCGTAATAGACCGCGTACACAAAAAGGCGGAGTGTGTTATGGGCGTGGGGTAGGCGCCAATACCTATGACCCCAACAACTCGATTTTTAATACCAACTTGCTGAAACTGTTTCCTTACAGACCGTAGTCCCGCTACAAATCGTTAATCAGCACTTGTATGTCGGCAGTGACATCATTATAAAGCAACAAGAGCTCGTTCTTTTCCACTTCTGTCAAGCACAACATGGCGGTTATTTGCTCTGGTGTCAAACGCTTGAAATTGCGTATGTCATGTTTGATGCGCTCAATGTGTGTACTCTTTATCGTATTTATCTGTCACTGTCTCATAATATACTTTATTGTTGTATCTCTATCCATTTCAGTTGATATTATATCATTGTATTATTATTTTTTTCAGATTTGCAGATTTGCAGATTTGCAGATTTGCAAACATTGCAAACATTGCAAATAATAATATAATGAATTCGATTCGCAAACGCGTTCATATGGTTGGGATGAATTCCCAATCCAACTCCTCACATATTTTCTTCCAAATCACGTCTTGCTCCATGCGCTTCTCTGGGTCTTTCAGCATCGGAAAATGTTCCAGGTATTGCTCTTCCCCTAGCAATTCGCACAGCTTGTACGCAGTGTAATAGTAGTTCAAGAAATTCACTCGGTCATCGGGACAAAATTTCGAATACGGAGACTGCAACTCGACAAACAAATTGCACAGCGTTTCCTCCAACTCTGGAGACATAATGGGTGGTTTAATACCCAGTTTGTCTTTGATAAACGGTATATGCTCATAGTATTTGTTGTAACCCAACTTCTTCAAGATTTCCTTGGTCTTGACGTTTGTGATTTGAGGCAATTCGATTCTCTCTTTCTTCATTTGCAATTTGATATTTTCTATCACGTCTTGAGGAATTTGGGTCGTCTCCTTACCTTGAAATTGTGCTAAGATTTCCTTGAAGTGATTGATACGTTTGTAAGCGTAAAAACATACTTCTTTGGGAGGTTCCTTATAAGATGGTTTCTCGTTTTCTATCAAATAGGGAATACTACGAGAGCACGAGTTGCAGACCATGATACCCTCGTCTTCTAACGGTATCAACTCTCCCTTAAGACAAATTTGACAAATGTCGGTGGGATACACAAAGTTGTTGATGTCGAGAAAATCGTCGCTCACGTTGCTCAAATACTTAAGAACAATGTTGTGGTTTTCCTTCTGCACTTGTTTCACGCTGCTGTCCTCTTCCTTGATTTTGAAGAAATTATTGACGAGCTTGGCCTTGCTGGTCATGGACTCTTGCTTGATGCCCGTGGAGATGTTTTTCTTGTTCTCAAAGTACTCGAATATGTACTTGGAATTGTCCAATAAATACTCTTTCTTTTTTTGCTTGGTTTCTTTAATGGTCTCTTTCAGTTCCCCAATTTTGTCCGTGATGTCCAGTTTCTGGTCAATAGACAACTCAACATCTTCCTCCAACTGCTTCTTCAATCTTGTCAACTCTTGGCGGTAATCCGTGATTTTGTCCTCGTCCTTGGAAAACTCATTCAAAAATTCCTTGTGCTTGGTATCTAGCGTGACGGCGGATTTCTTGTTGAATTTAATTTTTTTGGTTGATTTTGGTTTAAAGGACGGCATTTTCTCTCTATGTATATTTAGGTGAAAATTTATTTAATTGATAAACAAGGCAAATTATATTTGTATTTATATGTACCATGACAAAAAACAAGTTAAAACATCCCAAATGTTTTCTGAAAAGTAAATAACTATGGACATCAAAATCAACTTGGACTCCTTGAAAGATTTAGAAAACGAAACAGTCAAACTTGATATGATAAAATTTCAAAAAATGGTCCTCTTGTTCAATTCTATCGAGCAAGGATGGTCTGTGAAAAAAAAGGAAGGTTCATATGTCTTCACCAAGCCTCATGAGAACAAGAAGGAGGTATTGGAAGAGAGTTATATTAAGAAGTTTATGAGGTCTAATTTAGACATAAACAAGATTTTCGAATAGACTCATTATTTTTGATTATTTTAGACAAAAGT